TCATTTGTGTTCTCGTGATTATCATAAAAGTATTTTATGTTTTCAATGGTGTTCATATTTTGCTTATATTTTGTTATATCACTGCTTGCTATTTTTAACAAATTAAGACGTTCTATGGTCTCAATATCTAAATCATTTAAGACATTTTTTGTTACCTTTTGCTTGTTGAAAAAAATAGCACCCGAGCCACAAAATGGTTCAATATATGTACTATGTTGTGGTATCTGTGAGATTATTTTGTTTCTTAAATTGTACTTATTGCCTTGCCTGTTGAATAAAGGTCTTATTTGTATTGTGCTATACATATCCATTTGTACTAGTGAAATATTATATTTTTTCTAATTCTCTTATTATTCCTATTTTTGTTTCTAAAGAAGTGGGAAAAGGATTTTTGCCTTAAATTTTTTAGTTTTTTATAGTTTTTACTTTTTTTTACTTTTTTTACTTTTTTTCCCTTTTTCCCTTTTTCCCGCTTTTTAAAGAGATACCCTAAAATACCCAATTCTAACAACCACTTTTTAAAAAGCGGGAAAAAGGGAAAAAGGGAAAATATTAATTTATTCATTTGTTTCTTTTACTCTAAAACCTTCCCATTTTTTACTTTCCCTATTTCTTTTAATATTCCATTTACTCTTTTTCACCTCATCAATGAATTTAATTTTTTCATCAACCTTATTAGCTTTAAAATACTGTTTCAATGAATATTCACTAATACTGTAACTTTCATTAAATTCAAAATGTTCCATAATAAATTCAGCAAAAGGGTTATTGTCAGAAACACATTCTTCTTTTACGTTATTCCATTCTGAAGGATATTGTGCCAATTTATAATCATTTTCATAAAATCTTTTAGAATAACCATAAATCAAATCCATCAAAGCAAATTTATAAGTTGTTCTTAAAAGGTCACAAAATTTCCCATCTCTTTTAAATCTACAATTAACAAAATCATCAGTTTCTAATCCTTCAATAAATTCACTATCCATCTGACACATTTTTAATCTTCTTGATACTCCTTTATCTGCGTCAATGGTAGGGCTATGGTTAGAAATAATAAATTGTTTAAAGGTAATCGGCATATTGTCACTAATTCCGTACATAACTTTATATTTAATACTTGTACCATCTGCTACTTGTTTTAATATTTCTGCGTCTTGTTTAGCAGTTGTTAATTCATTAATCCAACCAATACGAATCCCTTTCCAAGTAGCTATTTCTTTATGTAACCCAGAATTTTTAATTTCAAATGCGTTACTTTCTATTTTTGTGGAATAACAAGGGATAATATCATTTAATGCTTCAAAAATAACAGATTTACCATTAGAAGCTTTCTGACCTATAATATAATAAAATTCTTGTAATTTCATACTATCACCAGTCATTGCGTATCCAAGTGTACTTAAATAATATTCTAAATGTGTTTCATTATTGTTACAAATTTTTAATAACTCAAAGCGAAGTTTTTTAATGTCTGATTCTTTCGCCTCTTCATAGTTGTAAGGGATTGTTTTTGTAAGCATATCAGTGGGCAATAAACCTTCTCTAAACTGTAACGTTTTTAAATCTTTAATGCCATTTTTATAAGCTACACTATATTTATTTACATCTAATTTACTGAAGAATTCATTATCATTTAAATAATCCTTTAATAATTTTAAAATCATAGAATTCTCTTTATTGTCTGCCATTTGTGATCTTATCATATTATATTGTTGTTTCATTAAATCCAGTTTTCGGTGTTCGTCTTCATTCTCGGTTCTATTTATTTTATAAATTAATGTTTCAAGTGAGCAATCTATTAAATGCTGGATATAACTACAAACTTTAGCATTAGGGGCATCAGTTATTCGCCAAAGATTAATTCGATTATCGTACATAATCCATTGTTTATTACAATAAACCAAAACCTCTTTTAAGCCTTTACTAATAAATTCAGCAATATCATTATTTCCCTTTACAAATACCTTAATAGAAACATATTGCTTATGTCTTATAAACCATTCATTATAGTCTCCCAAATTCACATCTTTAGCTATTTTTTGTAATCCAAATATGCTATAGATTTGTTCCAAATGGATACAATCCCATATTTTGTCAAGCTCCTTTTCCTTATTAGAAACATATTGTTTTGTAAATTCTTCAAAAATAGTTTTTGCGTAACCATTTGTTTTTAAAATGCTACCTATTTTAAACCAAATAGGGTGTAAAATTTTTTTGTTACCTTTGCCTATAATATCGAGTAATTCTAAATATTTATTTTTATTCTGTATAGGTTTATTCTCACAATTAGGAACAACCGAGTTAGGTGATGAAGGGCGAATTTCTGCTTGTTTTTTATTAATGATTTTTTCGCCTTCTTTATTAAGTTGTAAAATCGGTTTTCTTGTTCTAACAGATAGTTCTTTAAATAGCTCAAAGTCTAATTGTATTTCTGGATTTGTAATCATAAATTCGCCGTCATTGTGATCCATTTCATATTCATAAATATCAGTAACTTCATATCTTTCGTTACCTGGTTTAGAGCAACCATAGATATTCCAGTTACAATTTCTCTTAACCACCCCTTCATCAATAACATCTTCCCACGTATTAATAAGGGGTAAATCAATAACATCAGGAATTAATTTTATTACATCATTTCTAACGACTTGTTTTATAGTGTCATTCAATTCAAAATCATACATAAAATGAATTCCATCTTTTGTCAGTGAACCATCTGCTAATCTATTAACATTCGGTTTTTCCATAACATAACAACGAAATGGTTTGTCAAAGATCACATATTTTTTAAGTGTATCATTGATACAACTAATAATGTCTTGTATATGTTCTTTTGTGTGTTGTCTTGTTTCGACATCGTGACAATATCTCTCATCAAAATCAAGAACAAATCTACCATCTTCAATTTGCTTTTCTGTCAAATATTCTTTTTTATTTTGTTTAAAAACTTTGTCATATAATCCTTTATAAAATGGATCTTCATCTGTGAAGGAAAAACTTCCGCCATAAATATTTAAATCCTTATCGCCGATACGGGTATGAGTGGAATTAGTTTTAACTTTAGAGTTAAATAAAAGGTTGTCAAGAGTGGTCGCCATTGTATATATATACTTTATATAATATTATTTTTATATCAATTTTAATATTATATATATTTTCCTAAAGAATCCCTAATTTTGAATATGGCTTAAATATAATTCTTGTTTTTTTTGTTTAATTGTTTCGATTCTGGTTTTTCTTGCTTGTTCTTGTTGTTTTCTAATCCTTTCTTTATTTTTAAAATACCATTCTTTTTTATAACTTGTATCATCAAATTTAATATGTGTATTTAAAGTTGCTTCTAAAGTATTTATAAAATATTGTTCTTTAGAATCTGCTTCTAAAACATTCTCACAAGGTATTTGTTCTATAATTTCTATTATCCAGTTATCCCACCCACCATTTTCATTTATAAAATTATATAAATGACAGTTTATATTTGTAGATTCTTTTACACATTTACAATCTCTTTTATGAGCGTATTTTCTTCTAATAAAATCTGTGGTTCTACCTACATATAAATCTGTTACATTTATATCCTTACAATAAATTTTATAAAAAATCATTTGCGAATAATCAATCTGTTTTTTCGGCATTCTATTATATATATATATATATTATATTATTTTTATATCAATTTTACTAAATATAAATTAATATATAATTATGTTATTTACATTTCACCCTCGCTACTCTGATATGTTACTTTTTTAGAACCTAATGGTTTCTTTCTTATTCTTCCTGAAGGAGTTAAACCATAAGGTGCTTCAATTCCAGCCTCTTTACCTCTTCTTTTTAACATACCAGCTAAAGTTTCTAACTCACCCACATCTTTTTTAAGACCTTTTACCTTTTCAAGTTTTTTATAAATGACAAATTCTTCATCTGCTTCATCAACAAACTTATTATTTAAATTGCTATTAAAAACCTCTTGTATGTCATCTAAATTAGCTTCATAACCTTCAGGGTCTATTTGTTGTAATTTATCGGCAATTATTCGTTCACTAATAGAATTGTTATTATTATTTGGAGCATTAAATACTTTCTTAACTGTTTCATCATCATTTGAAGAGTTAGATTGATATAATGCTTCTAATTTAGCTTTTGCTCTTTCTTCTTGTAAAATGCGGGGTTTAGAAAATACGGCAGGCATTTCTACAGGGTTTTCGATTAGTACGGGTTGTTCCACTGGCATAGCAATAGGAGCAGGTATTCTTCTTGACAATTGCTCTATCAATCCTTGTAACCTAACATTCTCACCTGACGTATCCGTAAAACGAGATGGAACAGATGAACCACCACCACCACTTCCACCGCTACTTTGAACTGTTACCTTTACGCTTTGCTTAACAACTTGCTTCTGTTTCTGTTTCTGCTTAAGCTTCTTTTTTTTATCCACCTTCTTCTTAATAGGCATTATATGATATAATAATATTTTATTTAAATAATAATATATAATTAAAAAAATTGAATACGTGGATATCCCTGTTGTTGTACTAGTGCGGGTTGTTGTACTACTGGAGCGCTTACTCTCTGTTGTTTTTGTTTCTTGACATAAACGATTTCTTCCTCTTCACTTTCGCTTTCAACTTCAACATATTTTACAACTTTCTTTTTTGGTTGTGGTTTCTCTCTTTGTTCCACTCTAACAACTTCTTTTTTAGGAGCATTTATGATTTTCTTAGCTATAAGTTGTTGCTCTACAATAGGCTCTTCTTCTTCCTGTTCTTCTTCAGATTCACTCTCAACGTTATACTGTTTATTAATTTGCTTTTTAAGTTTTAATTCCTTTGCCATCTTTCTTTCTAATGCTTGTACCTCATATTGTTCCTTAAGCTTTCTTTTTTCTGCCCACACCTCTTCAAGTTTAGCACGACCCTTTGCTAAATTTTCGGCAGACTTTCCTGTTTTACCCCTTGTATCAGGGACACCTTTTCTGGTAAGCTTTTGAGTTTGTTTGGGGGCTTCAATTAATTCATTGATCGGCTCTAAAGGTTCTGGTTCATTGACGGCAACCTTTAGGGATTTCTTAAGAAGTTTAGTTTGTTTAATTTCTTCCATCTATAAATAATACAAATAATATAAATTTGAAAAATTCAAAAAATAATATTCATAATTAATATAAATAAATGGAAAAAGAAATCCGTAATGAAGTTAAAGGTTTATTAAAAATAGGTCTTCCAGAAAACATAGCAATCATTACAGCTTGTGCTAACAAGGGCAAACCAGAATTAGCACAACAATATTTAGAAGAAATAAATGAAGAACAACAAGAAATACAAAGTTTCTTAAAACAATTGATACCAGTTACAGAAGCAATTAAATTACAAGAAGAAGCATCTAAATTAATACAATCATCAGAAACAAAATGTGATGACAAAAATAATGAGATGACGATAACAGAAAATTAAATTTCAAAAAGTATTTAAATAATAAAATCTTAACTATTATAAATGATAAAAACGATTTCAAGATTATATAACATATCATCAGCAACAGGAAGATTAAATGATACGTTTTGTAGTCAGATTAATATTTCATTGCCAGATTTAACATTCCATCAAGACCATATACAAAACGCTTATTTAAGTGTAGTTCACGCAGAAGTACCGAATTCATTTTACATTGTCAATTACACAAATAATCAATTTGTTTTAAATAGCACTACATATACGCTAACAAGGGGTAACTATAATGTGAATACTTTTATTACTATGCTCTTAACCATAATACCCGTTGGGTTCGGTCTAACATACAATTCAGCAACAACGAAATTTACAATGACAAATGCTTCTTCATTTACAATTAACGCAAGCTCAACAGCATCAACCGTAAATAGTATAATGGGTTTAGGAACAAGTGATTTAACAGGCACTTCAATTACTTTCCCGAATGTTGTGAACTTCATTCCATTACAACGAATAAACTTTAGAAGTAATTATTTTAAATTTGGTTGTTATTCAACGGCAGATAAATCGAACGATATATTTTTGCCATTACAAAATAACGCAGGGCAAAATAGTATTATCAATTATGTAAATCAGACACAAAATAAGTTTCTAATTCAAGACAGAAATATAACAACATTTATAATTAATGTAAGTGATGATTATGGAAACTTAATTAACTTTAATGGTGTAGATTGGTATATGACAATTCAAATAGATATAGATTATTTAGAAACTCCACGAATAAGTAATTTTGGTAATATCTTGACACAAAGACCACCATTTTAAAAATACAAATATTAAGGAATAATTCTTTGAAATTATAAAAATAATTTATTGTTATAATTTATATAATGGCTACAACTATGTTCCCTCAATCCGCTATGGGCTTGCCCTCTTCCCTTAAGTATGACCTTCCACCATCGATGTCTGACTCTGCCCGTTCCTACTCTGTCAATGTCGCACCAGACGGTCAAACAAGTGTCGTCGGTCCTACCCCCGCCGCCACCTCTTTTGTTGCTAACAGCACTGGTAATTTTGGTAACTACACAGCGCAAAATATTTCGTTCACAATTCCTTCTGGAATGTCAGATGCTGTCTTCCTTGACCCTGTTAATACTACTCTTTCTTTTACATTGACCTATTCCACCACAACTGCTTCATCAACCACAGGCGGTTTTATGAGTATAATTGGTTCGGGTGCTTCTTGGTTTGATTCACTTGTCGTTTATTCAAACAACACTCCGATAGAAACGATAAATCAATATGGTTTATTACAAAACTTTATGTTACAAAACACCGTAAATTTTGCTGAAAGATACGGTGGAATTTCGGTGGCAATGGGAACAGATACGAATACCGCTAACGGTGTTGATATAGCACACACTGGTACAACCTCTTACAGATATAATTTCTGTATTCCTTTGTTGTCAGTAATTGGTGTTAATAGTGATAAGATGTTTCCCGTTGGCTCTGTAAATAATTTACAACTTGTTATGACCACTGCTAACATTGTGCCTATTGTTTCTTTTTGTACTGCTGTGACAACTCAACCAGTTTTCACTGCTTTCACTCTTTCTGAATTTCAACTTAATATGAAGTATGTAGATGTCGGTGACATGGCGGCACAACAATTGAGACAAACTCTTCAAGACGGTAAATGGTATATGAAAAGCACCACCTACACGAACTCTTCTGTCCCTATTTCATCTGGTTCTACTGGTGCGGTTCAATTATTGCTTCAAATTAGAAATTCCAGTGTGCGCAGTGTACTACATCAATTCGGAATAGCTCAAGGTGCGGTTTGCCCTAACCAGTATTACGATGCTATTAACCCTGCTCTTACCTCAAGACAGTTACAAGTTGGCGGTCAGTTTTATCCTAACAGACCTATCAATGATTGTGCCAGACCTAAACCTTCTGTGGGTCTAAAAATGTATCCAAAAGATATGTTAGTCGCTTGTTATTAAAGCGGCAACACTTCCAAATTGCGGGAAACTCTCGATAGGTCTATACTACTAAACCATTTTAGAAATATTATGGTGGCGTATGCTAATAACATACGGTAAAGTAAAAATGTATAGAATAGAGACAATCCGCAGCCAGTCTACT